AGTGCTGTTTTGAATGTAATTACTTGTTTTGTTTTTGCATTAAATTGTGCGCTTCCTGTTGTACCTTGTAAATCTAAATCAGTTAAAGCTAAAGGCATAGTAGCACTTGTATCAGATGATCGTTTGAAGCCATCAACCCAAAAATGTACGCTGTTAGTTGAGTATTTTATGCAAAATTTATGAAATTCTGTAATATCAGAAACATCATAAGATAAAAACGATTGTGAAACATTATTACTTACTAATTGTGTGTATATCCTATTTGAATTTGTCCTATAACCTATAAGTATAGTATTTGTACTACCATCGTTTAAAGTAACTTGTCTAAAAGTTAAATCGTCTGCAAGTGCTGCACTTTCAACAAATAAAACCCCTTCGCTTGTATTAAACTCTGCACTTGTTCCTGAACCATTACAAACATCGGCTGAGCGTGTTACTGATGTTGACGTTGTAGGTATGTAGCTTGTCTTATAATCGCCTACTTCAAGTTGTGCGCCCCATATATATATTGTCTTTCCTGATGTGCTTGACGTACTACCATCCGAATTTGATGCAGATATTCTCGTTCTAACAGTTGTATTTGAGTTGTTAAATACAACAATACATCTATACCAACCATTACCATAGTTAATCATTTTTGCACTATCAACAGAAACCCCACTTCCAAAAGTTGTAGATGTTCCTACACTTCCATTAGTTAAATCAAACCATTGTCTTGAACCATCATCAGTAACATCCCAAAGTAATATATGACAAAAATCACTTGTACCTTTTTTAACAAAAAACGATGTTGTTTGTTTACTTCCACTAACTGTTGAGCTTACGTTTTGTTGACAATAGTTTTCGCTTGTATCTGTTGCTGTTAATAAATCAGCAGTAACACTACCATCAGGCGATACTATTTGATTTGCTGTAATTGTTGACCTTACTTTTTGCCAATAACTATCATCAAATTCTTCTGACCTTTGTGCTAAATTAGTTCTACTCGGTTCTAAAAGTAAAGCAGGACAATCCTGTACTACTCCATCAATTAAAGGGTAGTCTAAACGAGGTAAGTTTGTAGCAACGCTTTCTATAAGTCCATCTTTGTTTAATCGTGTCGCTGTTGATCCTCTTGTGTGCGTAAAATCGCCATTACCATTTGCAGGTAAAACTGAATATAGCTTACTTGCTTTAGTTCCCGATGGTATCAACGCTATACTTGCTTTTTCGTATAAACTCATTAGTTAAAAATTAAAGTTTCAAAATTTTGCATAATACTTGTAGCACCCTCTGATGTGCCACTATCTGATAGCACTCTACTTGAATGATCTGTCGCAATACCAATTACCTTGTAAAGATTTGTAGTATCTAAAGTTATATTTGGTGTTGATGTGCCACTTGTAACACCTAAAGCAGTTCCAACTGTAACCGAAGTAACTGTACCTGTTGTGCTTGATGTTCCTGCGCCTATTGTGGTTCTAACTGCTGCTGCATCTGCATCGTCAAGAAACGTCTTAGCAAATGTACTGATAGTTGTACTTGCAGGTAAACTTAAAGTCTTTATGTCTGCATCTACTTCGCTATCCATTAATGCCCCTGCTGCGGTAACATTTGCGGTATCCGTAACATCTGCGTTCTCTTCAATAGTACCGAGCTTTGTAGATGAGGTACTATCAAAACTTATTTTAGCGTTGTTTGCTGTAATATTATTGGCTTGGGTAGTTGTTATACCCACTTTAGCGTTGTTAGTTGCTACATCGCTCTCTAAAGTGTCTAAATCAACCGCCTGAGTTACACTTATAAACCCTACTTTGGTTGCATCTGCGCTTGGATAAGTATTTTTGGCTGTGTTTGCTGTGATTGCACTCGCTTGACTTCCTGATATTGTAGTTGTATCCCCTGCTAAAGCTGTTGATGAGGTTGTGCCTAAAGCTAAGTCTGATGTACCTGCACCGATAGTTGTACGCACAGCAGAAGCATCAGCATCATCTAAGATAGTTTTTGCAAAGGTTGATATGGTTGTGTTAGCAGGTAGTGATAGTGTTTTGATATCAGCATCGACCTCAGAATCCATGAGCGCACCTGCTGCTGTTACGTTAGCTGTGTCTGTTACATCTGCACCCGCTTCTATACCTGATAGTTTAGATGAACTTGTGCTATCAAAGCTAATTTTAGCGTTATTAGTAGCTATATTGCTTTCCATCGTATCAAGATCAACAGCTTGGGTTACGCTTATACGACCCACCTTTGTAGCATCTCCTGACGGATAAGAGTTCTTTGCGGTGTTGGCAGTAATCGCATTTGCTTGATCGGTAGTAATTCCTACCTTAGCTGTGTTTGCGGTTATTGCATTTGCTTGTGATGTAGTGATACCTGTTTTAGCAGTATTTGCTGCAACCGCACTATTAGCTGCTACACGACCATCTGTAAAGTAAAGATTAGAGCTACCCTCTGCTATATCGTCTGTATCAAGCACTACTGCGCCTGTCTGACTATTTACACTATCCACAGGGGCGGTGCTTGTTAAGGTCGTTGGCTCAAATTTGTTGCTTGATGTTTTAAATTGTAAAACCTGATTGTTTGATGGGCTTGACGTAGATATATCCGACAACTCTTTTACCGATATACTATTTAAGGCAGTAGTAACATTAGCAACGTCTGTAACATCAGCATTTGCTTCTATGCCTGATAACTTTGAGCTACTTGTAGAATCAAAACTTATCTTAGCTGTATTAGCTGTAATGGCGTTTGACTGACTTGTAGATATACCTACCTTAGCGTTATTTGTAGTAATGTCAGACGCTTGTTGTGCTGTTATCCCTGTCTTAGCATTGTTTGTTGCTACGTTAGATTCTAAGGTGTCTAAGTCAACAGCTTGGGTAACTGTAATGTGTCCGACCTTTGTTGCATCAGCAGAGGGGTAAGTATTTTTTGCAGTATTAGCAGCCACACTTGAGTTTGCACTTACACGACCCTCTGTGTAATATAGATTGCTTGACCCCTCAGCGATATTATCAGTACCTAAAACAACTGCGCCTGTTTGCGAGTTTACGCTTGTAACAGAATTAAGCTCTGTGCTATCTACATAGTCCTTTACTGCTGCGGTTGTCGGTATGGTCGTATCGTTGTCGTTACTTGCAATACCATCCGACTCGTCAACAAACTTTGTAATCGTAATGTTTTCGCCTGTATCTTTCAAAGACCCAAAAGAAACTGTACCTGATGCCACTACACGCCCATCAGTAGATACGCTGACACCTGTGCTGTTACCTGCACCATCAGTAAGCACAACCTCACTACTGATAGCATTGTTATCATTAGTTTTGATTAGCCCCTCGTAGGTATCCTTTATCCTTTTGTTGTCAAGATTTGCCATACTTTAGTTTCGGTCTTTTGCAAAAATCTTTTTAGTTTAACTATGTTTTTGTCTTTTGGTTTATATCTTACAGTACCCATCCGTTAAATAAGCTATCAGTATCAGGGTAAACATCACTATCTGAGTTGCTTCTATACTCAGGGAACAGATTATCATTAAAACTCATATAATCAATAAATCTACGAGTGTAATACTCGGCTGTATCTCGTGCCTTAGCTACTAAGTAATCAACCTCAGACTTACTTACACTTTCTGCGTTTTCAGATGTGTGCTTAAACACACCGCCATTTTTAATTTGATAAGCAGCATAGGGTAGGTAGTTTACTTGCGCCCACCATATAAGCATGGGCTGTACATAATCATTAACAAGACTTAAATAGTTACCTGCAAGTGTACCTGCAACGATATCTGCACTAATCTTATTGTAAAGGTCAGTACCTAAATAGTTCTGAATCTCAATCTCTTGCGCTATACGAATAAATTGAATATACTTGTCGGTGTCGGTATTACCATCGATAATACTGTTCTTAACAAGGTCTGTACGTGATATAAATAGTGCTGTTGCCATTATCCTTTATAATTTGGGTGGTGTCCGTTATTTGGCATATCCTTTGGTGCTTTTTCTGCATCCTTATATCCTCGTGGTGTAGGCGCATAAGACTTAGGTATCTTATCTACTTCATCGTAGTTTTGGATTACCTTTTTCATAGTCTTAGATTTTAGTCTGTATAAGACTTCTTCCCATCTATGCCCACAGTTAACCCCACCTTTAAATCTAAATAGATCGTATGCTTTGCCTTTATGCCCAAAAGACTTGTTGACACCTGCATTACTCGCTTTGTCAATATCCTCTACACGATACACAACACCCCTACCACTTCTGCTCATCATAATACGACAGAATTGCCTTGATTTGCCTGAGCTGTATTTTTCAGCGTATCGGTATCTTACTTTATATAGGGATTTGTCTAAATAACTAAACCCACTCTTTTTAGAATCTATTGACTTTTTTTCTAACTTCTCTTCCTTTGATTCAATGTGCTTGACAGCCCAATCTTCTATACTTTCATTATCATCGCTTTGTTCTCTTACGTCAACTGCTTCCCATCGGTTTGAGATTGTTTCGCCCCTTAGCTCGTCAAGGATGATATCATACTCTTCATCGGTCAAGTCCTCTTTAGATAGATCACAGCATTGTTTACTCATTTTAACCCCTGTTTCCTCTTCTCGTGTTTCCATATCGGCAACATTGTCAAGATCGGTAAACTCTAAAGGTTGTAAAGTCTTAAAGTATAGATTAAGTGAGATGCTATTGTACGCAAGGATTTGGTCAAAGTTTTCAATAAGCAATCTTTGAAATGGACGTATTACTGTATTATCCATTAACAAGGTAGCTGTTTTAAGCTCGTCTGCGTTATTTCCAAGCCCTGTATTGTCTTTAATTCCTAAAAGCATAGGCGATACTACCCTGTGTGATACAAGTATCTTACGTGCGCTCTCATCGCTTAGGAATTGATATTGATTATGCGCATCAGAAAGTTGAATAGGTTGTATATCGGCAGCAGTTTCAGCGTTATCGTTAAAAGCCAAGATAAACTTACCTGCATTGCTTGATCCACTAAACTTCTCATAAATACGTCTTTCGATTAGTTCTCTTTGCTCAGGGTCAGGC